CTTCTGTTTCTGTTCGAAACATTTGTTTCTTGGTCCATGTGTCACGAAGCTCGTCCACCATACCTTTAAACGATGATAGATCTTCTTGAGATAACAAATTATTTAAGTGAGGCTCTTCGCCTTTTATTACTTCTCTTACATCTTTTTTCATATCTTTATCCTTTATAATTAATACTAATATATACTATTAAAAATATATTACAAGTATTAAGAAGCTGTAAATGTTACAGTGTTTGTTACAGGAGCTATCCATTCCTCTGATCTTGCCACAATTGTAGGAAGTCCTCCTCCTGCTGACAAAGCTGCACTTGTTGTTCCACACGATGCCTGTGTTCTTACAGCATTATTTAAATCATTTTGTTCTGTCCAAGTAGATCCATCCCATAATTCTGTAAGTGCTTGTCCACCAGAAGGTGGAGGTGTTCCACCAAAACATAAAGCAGATGTACTGCTGTCACCTGCGCTACCTGTTTGTCTGTGAAAGGAATTTAAATCTGATACTTCAGTCCACGCAGATCCGTTCCATGATTCTGTATTTTTAACATCTACTTGACCAGGAGCATTTTCACTATATCCTCCATAAGCTAACGCAGAATTGTATACTCCTGAACCACCTAATGAATATCTAGATGTTCCTAAGTCAGCTACTTCTGTCCAAGAAGAGCCGTTCCAACTTTCAGTTTCAGTTTTAGTGCTTGTAGGTGAAGTAGATCCTCCAAAAGCTAAAGCATTAGTTACGGTGCCAGCTGATGCTAAAGAATATCTTGCTGTTCCTAAGTCAGCCACTTCTGTCCAAGCAGAGCCATTCCAAGATTCAACAATCGCTGTGTGATAATTAGGATTTGTTGGATCAAATCCACCTATTGCTAAAGCAGATGTACTGCTAGCTCCTGTTCCTGTTAGAGATTGTCTTCCAGTGTTCATATCTGCAACTTCGGTAAAAGCGGTTCCATTATATGTTTCTGTTTCATCTTTAGAAGCAGATGGAAAAGGAGCAGTGCTTCCACCAAATACTACGCTAGAAGTCAGTGTTCCTCCCGCAGCCATAGCCCTTCTTGCAGTATTTAAATCTCCACCACTAGACCAAGATCCTGCAGGATTAGATGTAAACCCTTTCATAACTTTAGTTGTAGAGTTATACCACATCTGTCCGTTAACAGGTGCAGGTGGATCTGTCGTTACTGTTTTAATATGTGTTCCGCGTATATCTTTATATGTTGTCATAATTAATCCGTACTAATTGTTTTATCAGTATTTGAAGTTCCGCTCCATATATTTGTTGCTGTTGTATATCCTGGAGCAAGTCCACCAGCACTTAATGCTCCACTAGTGTTTGTTCCACAACCTACCATTCCATAACGTGCTTCAGGTAAATCTGAAGTTTCTTGCCAAGAAGATCCATTCCAATCTTCAGTTTTATCTTGAACTGTTGGTGTTTGACCTCCAAAAGCTAAAGCAGAAGTGTATGTTCCTCCAGCTCCCAGAATTCTTCGTCCAGTATTTAAATCATTTTTTTCAGACCATGATGATCCATTCCATTCTTCTGTCTGAGCATGGATCGTGCTTGGAGCTGTATATCCTCCAAAAACTACCATTGCTGGATTTGTTCCAGCTCCTACAAAATTTCCTCTGTTAGTATTTAAGTCTGCAACTTCTGTCCAACTTGATCCATTCCAAGATTCTGTTATAGCACTAGATCCTGTTGGAACCCCATTACCTCCAGCATATAAAGCTGACGTGCTATTTGCTGCTCCCATTGCTGCTCCATATCTAGCAGTATTTTGGTCAGCAACCTCAGTCCAAGCTGATCCGTTCCATACTTCTGTGGCATCTTCTTCTGCTGTTCCTGGTGCATAACCACCTGCAATTAAAGCTGAAGTTGTCGTTCCTCCTCCAGCTGCATTTGATCTAGCCGTATTTACATCTGCTATTTCAGTCCAAGAAGAACCATTCCAATTTTCTACATTCGCTGTATAAGCTGGACTTTGTCCAGTTGCAGCTAGAGCTGCAGTATCAGTTCCCATATTATCAGCAGCAGTGTATCTTGCAGTGTTTAAATCAGCAGAACTTGCCCACGCTCCAACAGGAACACTAGCTGTCCATTCTTCTGTTGCTGCTGTAGTGCCACTTCCAGGATTACCACCAAAACCTAAATTAGATGATGAACCAGCTGTATGAGCACTACCTAAATTTCTTCTTGCAGAATTCATATCATTGTCTTCTGTCCACGTTGAACCGTTCCAAGTTTCTGTGGTAGCTAAACTTGTCGATG